ATCCTATTTGAGCTAGGATGTCTCTCATGTTGTTTTTATATAAAGGGAACGGGCAGTAATCGAATTGGAAAGGGAGGGTGTTTGGGTTAGGTTACGATCACTGCCCATCAAGTCTGATTTCCGAGGTTTGGTCGATAGATGATTTCAGCACCCTTACCATGTTGCCGACTTTCTTTATCCTAAGTGTTTTGTTTTTGCCTGGTTTTAGGGCTCTACGGATGGATTTTTCAGAAATGCCGATGTATTTTGCGGCATCTTTGACTGAAAGCCATTGATCATTGTGTAATATATAGTTATCCTGGAAAAAGTTCATCTAACTTCATTTCTGTAACATAGCAGATGCTATTTTTATGATACTCAGACATGGTTCTTTTTCCAGATAGCATAAGATTCATAAGCGATGGACTCACCTGGATATGTCGTGCTAACCACGATTTTGACCGCTCATTTTCTTGGAGCCATGTAACTAGGGGTTGAAATTCATTTAAATTCATATTAATCCTTCAAAATGTTAAAATAACGTAATATATATTATATATATGTGTCAATAAATACTTTACAAATATTGTTTGTAAATACTATTTAGACACCATATATTTCAATAGATTACAACCTTTGGAAGGGGTTAAGATGTTTAAATATGATGCTATTAAAAAAATAATTAGTGAATCTGGAAAATCTGTTAATGAATGGTCGAATCTAACTGGTGTCAGTAGGCAGCATATATATCGTTGGATAAAAGGTGAAACAAAAAATATACGACCTACATCACTAGATGTATTTGCCAAATATGCCGGTTACAAAATTAAATGGAAGTCGCTTGATCGCCAGGAATGTGATTTGGTCCCGATGGATGACATTACTGATCCATATAAGATGGAAAGTATGTCCACGATGGTTCCAGTCGTATCGTTCACTGACGCTGGCCGAAAAGGTGTATATACTGAGGGAGATATAATGGAATACATTAGTAGGCCGCAGGGTGTCAGTAAGTCAGCGTATGCAGTAACAATAAATCGAGGTTCAGACTCAATGCCACCATTTGTGGCGGGCACTAAATTAATTGCATCACCAAATGTAGAAGTGCAGACTGGTGATCTGGCGATTGTTAGATTAAATAATGGTGCTGTGTTTTTTAAGAAAATCCGTATTATGGAAAATGGCTTTGAATTACAGTCTTATTCAGAAAAATATGAACCAATGGTTTTTATGAAGGATGAAGTGGAATCCTGTCATCCTGTATTCTGGATACGGCTACCAAGATAAAAGGAGAAATATTATGGCTAAGAAAATTTATAAAGGCAAAGACAAATTTGGTGTACCGCGCTGGTTATTTGACTGGAATGACTACCATACTGGCAAACGCCACCGCAAGACATTTACAATGGCTGAAGGTGACGCTGAAGAAAAAAGATCCAAACTGGAAAGCCTGGAAATGTGCCGTGAAACCGGCATACCAGTGGATGTAAAAGACCCTAACAGTGTAACGGTCCAGTATGTCTTTGATTCTTTTTTAAATCATTATCTAAACCTATGCAGTCAAAAAAAGCGTAGCTATAAGAGTCTCAAGAGACATGAATTCTCATTGAAAAAGTTTCTTGAAGTTTTTCCAGGTACCACTCCGATAGCCAGTTTAATTGTGGCCGTAGTCGATGGTGTAGTCCATAATCCAATGCAGAAATTCAATGATCACTATGACTATCACAGTCCATCTGGTATTAATAATAACCTACAAGGTATTTCATCGGCATTTAATTGGGCCAAGAGAAATAAGATTATATCTGCAACACCAGTGGCAGTTAGGGAAGTAGTTAAAAAGAAAAAGGTGCATATATTAACCGATGAGGAAATTCGCACTATCATGCACACTGAAATAGATCAAGATACTAAGAATCTATTTATACTATATCTTAGCACTGGTGCCCGTAAAATAGAGATTCTTAAAGATAATCTTACTTGGGACGATATAGACTGGCAGAGAAAGGAAATTAATTTATTGCGTAAGAATGATGAAAGGCACACTATTGTAGTGAATGATATGGTGCTTAGTATTTTGGCCGGGTATAAACATAGATCACATCCTATACCTTTTGGTGCCAGTTATGTGGATAAGCGTATTGTAGAATTAAGAGAATTAAGCGGTATCTACTTCACTTGTCACGATATACGTCGTGCCGCCGGTGCCCTATTAGTCCGCAGCGGTGTGCGCCTAGCGAAAGTATCCAAATGGATGAATCATAAAGATATAAAGATAACGTATGATCACTATTATGATATTATCGACACTGAGCGTGAAAATATAGCTAATAAGCTAGAAAAGAAATGTCTGGAAATGATGTTGTCACATGATGTGACAACATATGATTTGGCAAATTAGGGCACACAATCACCTAAGTCCACATATTGCTAGTACGTTTATCGATGGCATGCATCAAGCGATATGTAACATGAAAAATGCATGAAATTTGTGTTTCACCGACGATGAGATCATTAATATAAAATATGTAATATATATTAAAACCTGGTCACATTAGGACAGTAATGGACAGGTTTTTGGCAATATATGGCACTACTTTTTCTTACGTCTTGATCTCTTCTTCTTTTTCTTGGAGTACTTGCCGCCTAAACCTTTTTTCGGCATTAGAATTCCTCTTCGATTTTCATTTTTACATTAAAAAGATTTGGTGCCACTTGGTTCATTTGTAAAGAATTGTGAGTAAATCTGGCGAAAATATGTTCTGACTCTGCATCCGCACCTTCAGAGTCTTTATCGATCGAAAAAATGAATGGTATATGTGGGCCATTAGTCTTATTCCATACATCTTCTACTACCGCGTCATCACTGGTGGAAATAGAGTGCATTTCATTAGGCATCAAATCAGTTGAATCTATAAAGCTAAAATTCATGTCATAAGTGATTCTGCCGCCATGTATGGATGTTGTATAAATTGATGTGGCAAACGGTGAAAGCGTTGTAGAAGAAACTCGTTTCCCTGGATTGCTCATGTTTGCAAATCTCTGTCCACCGGCAGATTCCAAGACTTCTACTCCATCGTAAGCCACAGATCTAGTTATGGCCATGTCTGGAGCGTGTGGCATCTCATAAATCTCACCGATTAAGATGCAGCCTATATGAAGGTCGGTTGATCCATCAAATGTACCAGACCCATCACCTTCAAATTGAATACCCCAATATCGTAAATTAGATTCATCAAATCTTACTATTGTGCTTCCGTCTGACGCTGGAGTAACAATACTCGAACTTATTGCATCAGCATTAACCACTTCAGCCGGATTAGACATTGCAGTAGCACTGCCCATATCAACTGCTTGGACATGACTTTCTGTATCACTGGCTTTTATTCTTACTTTTGCATCCGCAGAATCCATATTGTGATTTAATATAGCCACAAAACTTTTCTTAAAAGCACCAGCGGTATTAATGTTAATAAGTACATGATCGCTAGTTGCAGCGGATGTATTAAAATCCACTTTATTTAATGGATTCATGTCAAATAGTTCTGGTTCTGACCCATTCTGTATCCCTATTAAGTTAGATCCGGTTTCTACATCAAAATTTCCATTTTGAGCTATACCTCTGCTTAATAAATAACTTATATGGTCGGGGTAGAACCTTGGGGTCCCTATATTCATATTTGCCATATTAACTCACCTTTATTGCTTTTATGGAACTTGTTTGTGGGGATTTAGATATACTCTGTACCATATAGTAATCTGTACCCATAGCTGTTCCATATATTTTAATTTTTGAATCCCAGTTTGAGAATTTGATTATGTCACCGATTTCCAGTTCATTATATTTCGGCGTTAAGCAAACAAAGTCCAGGGCAGGTTTTTGATCTTTGAATAATGTTTTGTACGCATCTGCCAGTTGTGTTGCAGTATCATCATCTAAAATTCCAAAAGCATCCATCTTTAATTTCAATGTTTGATTAATTCCGCTTGTTCCAGTACCGTAACTTGTAGCGTCAGTAGAATTTTTTGAAGCCGTGAAAGATTCAGATTGGTAATCGAAAGCATAATTGATAGTCACATCGTTTTTTACATCACTGATTGGTGTTTTGGAAATGCCCTTTAGATCTATGTCGTCATAATTAATTATTTTATTTTCCGAATCATAGTCATCGGTCCTTCTAAGTGTCTTAATCCTAAACTTTCCATCGCCACCAAGAAATACATAAGAGCAGCACTGCCTTCCTATACCTTCTATAAGTTCCTTCGAGTTAATAAACTTGTAATTAGAGAAGGCAAATTTTATATCACCTATTGCATCATTAAAAGCATCGTCTATGTGCCCATTTGTTGTATTCCCGGAAGTATCAAATGTTGCATGATCTATTTGGGTAGAAGTAAGGCCACATTCATTTCTTAATATGTCCTCAATTATGTAAACTGGGTTTTCAATTAAAGCAGCTTCGTTATAACCATTAATCCTTGAATCAGCATCTACCCAGGCACCGTACTCTCTACCTTTGCCAGAATAATAAATATAATCCAGGTTTTGGCCTGTTAATGCAGTACCAACTTCAGTATTTACGATTTTGTAGCCACCAGGATCATTAACTTCACCAGTATATATTACTTCTCTTTGAAATACGGGTCTGGTAAAGTTTTGATCTGGTTTAAATTCCAATTGTAATCCCATTTGGGCAATGGCTGCGAAAGTAGTTCCACTTGTTCTTTTTATAGATACCACCATATCTGTATCAGTAAGATCTAATGATTCTCTATCAGTAGCATCAAATGCAGAAGTATGAAATGCAGCGACAGTTTGTGTTCCTGTGGCGTGAGAAATGTCAACTTCATTGGTAGAAGTATTTGGTGCTTCAACCCTAAAATGCGTTGGTGCTGTACCAGAAATAGTAGCGATATTCACTATTATATCAACCTTGCTATTAGCCGTAAGCATCCCGACTTTAGGAATTTTAGGGAACCTTAAAGACATTTCATCTTCACCGTTACTTACTCCAAACGACTCATTGGTTGAAAAATCTCTATCAGTTAATTCGCCAATGGTTAAACCAGCAGAATCAGAAGCACTTTCAAAGTCAAAATAGCCAAAGAAGCTATTTCCTTTTATTTTTATAAGATTTTCATCATCTGTACCTGGGGTGTCATCTGATCCAGCGGATGCATTTCCGACTATCGTATTAGCATTAGCGCATTGTAAATAAACATTACTCAATCCCATATAGGTATTATTAGAATGTAATTGATTAAGCAATACAGCATTATTCTGTGTATCTCCATTAATATCAACATAAGACTTATTTGTATCTGGTAAGGCATTTACATAGCCGCTAGAATCTTCCTTATCAACTACGATAGCCGGGAAATGACTCTTTACAAAATGATTCTCGAAGTCTCCATTGGTTGTGTCTTGACCAAAATCTCCATAGCTCATAGGTACTGGTGCATCACGATTATTACTGGGACTATTAGCATAATTCGTTGCGTCTACAGTGCGATATGGAATTCGCTTGTGATAACGGGAGCTATTGTCCAGTAGAACTAATGATGCTTTATTTATATCATATTTAAGATCTCCACCTATAATACCATTACCAATCATCCTAGCAGCGGTATCATAGGTACCGGCCTGGGCCGTATTCTGGAACAGTTCCCACCTCCTATTTGCAAAATTATTTGATGAGAATAGATCTGAGAATCGCCCTCCTTCTATTGCTTTTTCAGCGTTGATTATATTCACAGTCATATTTCCTGCTGTGGTAGTAAACTTAAAGAAATTTAAAGATTGCTGATAGTTCCCCCAGGACGATATTAGTCCATGATAAATATCTTCAGAATCTTCTCTATATTTGTCGCTAAATCCATACCAGTCATCATAGTATATGGCAGTGTTATTAAGATGTCTCGCAGCGGTAGTGCCCTTTTGTGCCCTGACCACAGTTAGCGTGTGAGTTGATACATTAGTAATCTTCATTATTTCACTGTCAATTTTTATATAATCACCAGCCACAAAAGCAGTGCCATAATCAACTACGATAGATGTTTCGTCGCTACCGTAACCACTTGCCTTTAAAGATACCTCGTCTAAAGTACCATTGCTTTGACTGGCAATAACCGCAGTAAACCATAAATGGGTCGCATCAGCCGATGGTTGAAAAGTCACTGTATGTGTTCCAGCCGTATAATTTGCCGCCGCTACATAGGTTTCATCGGCACTGTTTCCACTTAAATCCCCACCGCCGATAGCTAGATTTAAAGTTGCTGTGCCTACTTCAAAACTCAATGTATAATTTTCACCAGCATCTATCTTATCACCGGTAAGGGAATTGACCATTGAAGAAGTCTCTGAATCTTGGTAAACTGGAGGGTTTGCCCCTGACCAACCGCCAGAACCGCCATCTGCATCACGGATAGTCCAATTACCATTCGGCGCAAGATTGCCACCGCTTGTGACTAATTCACTGCCTAAATGATTAATTAAATTAGCTGTCGATCCATCTGATTGGTATGCCTGAGTGTCTTCGCCGTTATAATATAGTTTCAATACCCAAAAAGAAGTGGTATTTCTGAGTGCTAAAGCGTTTGATAAGCTGGAATCAAAACTAAGCATTTAGCTTTGCGCCGGTACCTGTTGCCTTGTTTATTGCTGGAATTAAAGTATTACGGACATAATCATCCTGGACTACTCCACCACTTATATTTATAGTCACGCCACCGCCCTGGGGACCTTGGAGATTGCTGTCTACAAGCGGAGTGACTTGCACATGCTCGGGACCGCTACCTTCACCAACCATCATCATCTGCGGTCCCGATGTAACGAAATCAGCACCATGTTTTGCACTACCCATTTCAGCGATTTGAGTTTGAATCTCTTTTACGTTTGCCATCCCTGCTGCGATCACAGAAGCACCAGTTAAAAATCCCAAAACACCACCCTGGGCAAATGCTTTATTTGCACCAGCAAATGTATCAATAATAGCCGATGCCTGGGCCAACCTTGCCGCTGTCATTGCGAATCCTTTATTTGTACCAGCCAACTTACCGAGGTTATCTAAAAGATCAGCACCAGCTTTTAATTCTGCTTGCTGAATAATGCTTCCAAGTTTAAATCTTTTCATTTTTAGAGCAGTTAGATCATTTTCCTGTTTTATAGTTTTTTCAAGACCAGCTTCTACTGTTGCGTCCATTATTAATTGTTGCTGCCGAATCTCTAAGTTTAAATCTTTTCTTTTTTTATACATTTCATGTTCTAAGGCTAAACTCTTAATAAATTTTTCAACATTTCTATTTGCGTCTACCCATACAAAGTTGCCTTTTTCATTTTCTTCACCAAGCAGTTTAAGCGTCTCAGTCTCTTCTTTAATTAGATCTATGGCTCTTTGTAATCCTGCCAAAACCTCTGGATCTGGCCTAAAATCTGCTTCTTTATTTGCTGCTGCTGCTGCTATTAATTGAGCTTCAGTTACGCCTAATGCGATAGTCCATTGCGCTAAAAAATCTGCCCCCGTATCAAGATTTTTGAAAAAATTCTGCATTGTTACTAAGTATCTAGAAATGCCTTCTGTGAAAAATAATTTAAGTCTTGTAGTAGCTTCTTTAGTTGGTAACGCAACTAAGCCCATTACTTCATTTAAGTCGCTTATTTTATTTTCTAATTGATCTATTTGTCCTAATGTAGTTGTAGCTAATTCTCTAGCTAGTCCCTTAAAATTCTTATCTAATTCATTAACTAAAAATGCAAATTCTTTTGTAGCACTAGCGGCTCTAGCCGATTTAAGAGCAGTTTTGTCTATCAATACACCGCTGCGAGAAAGGGCACCTACCTGGCCAGTGAACGCTTTACCTAACTGTAAGGCAATAGTGGTAAGGCCATCGCCACCGGTCCCTTGCGCTACCGCCATATCCAACATTCTTTCTGTTAGACTAGCAATAGCGTCTTCATTTAACTGGAACGTGGCCAGCATAGCCTGACCGGCTATGATCTGTTCATCGCCAAAGGTGGTAACTTCTTGTAGGGCGGCTGCAAGAGCAATAAGTTTGTCCGCACCATCCTTAGAAGCTGTAGAGACATTTCGTAGCGATGCTCTTAGTTTAGTCTCTGCTTCTATTTGTTTTCTGTATGCTTCAACAGTTTTGTTTATTGCTACGATTAAACCGCCAAATGCGAATGTTATCAGCAATAAATTATTACGTAGTGCAGAAAAAGAGCTTCTGAGTTTTGCAGTTGCACTCCTTGCTCTATTAGCATTATTTACAAAGGCTCTACTCTGCGTATTTAACTTGTTTAAATCTTTATGAGCGTCTGTAAAACCCTTAGTTCTAACCTCTATAATAAATCTATTTGCCATTGTGTATCTCTCTTTTTCTTATTTCACAAGCAGTAAGTTCTTCATTAATTGTTGAAAGGATGACTGAACGATTGTAGGTCATGTCATCCAGTGAGCTTGCTGGCGGTATATTTAGTCTTTTACAGGTAATGTACTCGTTAATGTGCATTAACGATTCTGAGTCGTAGAAGTATTTGGGATTAGCGAAATGGGGAATATTGTAGAATAGATTCTGCCCTGGAGTAAACTCACCTTTTTTATCTTCTGCGATCACTCTATCCACTTCTTTCCATATTTCAGCACTATCGTACATAATTTTCTTATGCTTTGTAGGACTCATTGCTTCATACGGAAAAGAATCGGTAGGTAATGGTGATTCACTCCAACCGAAATAACTATACCAGGTGTTTATGCGTACAGCTAAGTCTTTTTTTTACTAGGACCCTTATAATGCTGATATACGTCAGACAAGACCTCATCTATGTCATTGTCATCAAGATGGCTAAGTTCCTTTTCAGAATCCTTAAATGCGTATTCACGCACCCACTCAAGAATATCAAAGAACTTCTCCTGGCTTACATCACCATTAGCGGCAATAGTCTGAATTTCCAGGCGGTGCAGTTTCCTGCGGTCCGGGAATTTCATGTCACGGACGTTAAACTCGCCGTGAGCAGTCTTTATTTTCATGTATTTACGATATAGTTATACTAACAATGTTAGCAGAAACACCGGCTGCAAATGCTCTAAATGGGATTGTCTGCATCAAAAATGCACCACCATTATCTATTTCCGATGGTCCTTCTATCATTACGTCTGGCAAGTCTAAATTGAATCCAGAAGATTCGTCAATACTTAAATTTACTCCGGCACTACTGCCCTTCATCTGAGTTAATAAATCATATACTGAATCATCACGCTTTGCTGACAATGATCCTGTTACTTCCCATGGCCCTGTCTGTGCATAGCCAAATGGTAAATAGTTTGAATAGTCCTGGCTATGAATACGCTCTAAAGACCTGGACATAGTAACTTCCCAGGAATTAAGTAACAATGCTTCACTATTAAGCGTGGTAGCACTTTTACTAAAAATACTTTTTGGTGCCGCAGTGTCAGTGGCATCAGCGGCTACAGTGTTTGCTTCTTCTACTGGAGGGTACGCCGTCCAAAAACTCACATCACAAACCATCTGCCCACCTTCAGACCCTACATCTTCTTTTATTGTAACAGATTGGGCCAAACATCCTCTGGCTACTAAGTCATCCGCAGTAGCATCAGAGCCAGCTCCAATAAAAATAACCGTGGCAGCATTACCGTAGGTTGTGCCATGTTTCATAATAGCAGAATTAGCAGTTCCATTTCCTATACCAAGGTTTGCATTTAGTTCTGCTGCACTAGCTCCATCGCCAAAGGCCCAAGTGCATGCTTTTAGCACTGCGGTTGGTGTTCCTTTAAAGCTCACATCGAATGTCCAGACATTCAGATCGCGGCGATGTCTACCTTGCGTTTCTAGTTGTGCTAATGTACCACTTCTTGGTGACGCTACTTCCAGAGCAGCGGAATCATTTGCTGGCAATGAAAAGGATATAACTGGCAGTGCTGTAAATGTGTCAGCGGCTACATGGGCCGTACCAAAAGCCTTATCGCCAGAACCAAATAATAGTGAAATACCCTGACTGCCTTGAAAATTAGTTTCAGCCATCTTTCTTTACTCCTTTAATCTTTTTATCGATACAGTCCAGATGTTTCGCTAAACTCTCAGGTGGACTGTCAATTTCTACTTCTTCACCGGCCAATAGCCTGTTATGCTTTACCGGTGAGTCAAAACTCTTGTAATTCTCGCTATCCTTTAGCTTCTTATAAGAATCTTTAGCTTTATATTTCATGCTATAATCTCCACGATTGTGCAAGCAAATGTTGCCAGTGCCCTTAATACGTCAGGATTGTCTGGATCACGTTCATAAGTAATGCTATCTACTGCTCCATCCTGGAACTTATATGTTCCCGATGGACTATAATTTTTATTATCATACAACAATCTTTTCAATCTTTCACTAACAGTAGAAACACGTTTAAAGTTATTCCTACCATAATTCCCACCAGAATTCAGTTCATAACTGATTAAGGTGGTATAGTTCCTCACCTGACCGCTGGCAAGTGACTGTTCCAGTTCATCTTCCTGTGGCACTATCAAAAAACTTTGATTACCTCTATGCTCATCAACATAGATGGGTACAGAAAATTCGTCAGCAATCAGTGTATTCAATGAATCAACAACCTGGTCAGCAATATTAGTATAGGTGATTGCCATCTCATATATCGTTAATTGGGTGACACTTCTGTGCTATTGCAGTTAAACTGCATTTCAGTTTGTAATATAGAATCTAATCTTGTATGCGTTATGGCAGATATACGGGCATTGTTCCAGTGATATATACTGGAAGGTGTGTAATCGATATTGTTATACATCAATCGCTTTACGCGCTCAGTAATTTCTGTAACCTGTTTAAGCGTATTTCTATTATATGTTCCACCGCTATCTAACTGATACTGAATCATAACTGAATATTCTCGATCCTGACCGAACATATAGGGTGCAATGATTGCATCATCGCCTGGGATAAGAAGGAAGCTCTGGTTTCCCTTGTGGGAATCCATGTAGATCGGTATATGGAATTCGTCGGCCAGGATCGCAAAGATGCTATCAACAATTCTATCATATATTACGTTTTCGTAGACACTTTCAGCGATATTCCAAGTTTCTTGCTCTTTTTCCCATAATTTGGTGTTTAATCCCCAACTAAAAAGATCGCGATCTATTACTGTGGCCATTATCTATAAATCTGTGCTGACTTAACACTTCCTATTGGAAGATCAGATGATTGAAAAATTATTGACCAGGAATCTGAGGCGGTGTATAACCCTTCAGAAAACCTTATTTTTGCACCGTAAGCGAGAGTCTGATAGCTGCCGTCTACTTGTTGTGCTGATAACACTGTATTCATGCCAATACCACTGTCATTTTTGGTCTTTACTGTATAATAAACTGGACTTGTAGTGCCAGCAGCGAAAGTACCGCCAGTGGAAATAGATACGCGTACGTCATCCCAGTCTACACCGGGCGGTCCAATGAGTTTCACATCCTCGATGACACCGGTAGTGTTTGCATTAACACTCACATCCTGTATTACACCGCCTTCTGTTCGCCAGGAAGTCTCATTCCATAGAACATATTCTTTTCTCCGCAACCGGTCCAGTAGGCCATCGCCTTCTGGGTTGGTAATTCGGGATTCAATATCTTCTGCCTTTTCGGGATCATAACTTCTAATTAAGTCCGCAACGGCCAGCGCAGCATTACAGCGCACCAATATCCAGTCATAGTTCCTTTCACTGGCCCCCTGGGCCTGGGACCGCTTGCGTTTGTAGACCGGCCTATTTAAAAATGATCGAATTCTGTCTGCCTGTTCCTTACATACAGTGCCCTTTAGATCGTCCCAGTCCTGGCCACCCTCAAATACTATAGAATTCAGTGCAGAGGTGGAACTTGATGCCAGGTAAAATTGGATACTGTCAGTTGCTTCCTGGTATCTCCAGCCATTGTCTCCTGCCGGTTTTGATCCTGCTTCCGTACCGAGGTCTTGACCGTCCTTGAAAAGAACACTCGTAAATCCAGAATTGTTTAGTTGGTATAGGTTAGCAGTCCCCTCTGCTACCCAATTAGGACTAAGTACACGCTTGCGATCATAACTATCGATTGTACTTAAAATAGCCTGGAGATCGGTGCTGTTATTACAAAATGCTTCGTATCTACTGCTCATGCTTGTGCCGTTTCTTTAAATTCAATTTGTTCATACTCTATAATCTCAGGACATTCCATGCGCTGGATTATCGTTAAGATGTTTTTTACGTCTGGATCTTGCTCTGTGGCCAAGACCTTTAACCGGTCCAAATCATCAAAAAACTTTATAATATCTGACACTGCGACTACCATCTATATATACCCATATCGTTTACTTGATCAGCTCCAGCCAGTGTTCGTGAGTGGCCTTGCCCTGCTCCGTATTATAATATTTCTTATAATAGAGCCACTGTTCATCTAAGGTCTTCGGTAATGGTTTTGGGACTCTTCTATAATGCAACCTACAAAAAGCGATCATGGCTGCAATATTCGTTTCCAATATCCATGCCCAGTCATCTTCCTTTGGATCTGTGAAATATGAAAGTTTCACGCAACATGCATTAGCTACCTTTTTCATTAGATCCGGGCGATAAGAAAGATAGTTGGTTATGCAATCTACCGAAACCCAGGATTCGCATTGCCCAAGTCCGACCGCAGGGCCCTTTATTTGACGAATGTATTCTAACTGACTCTCTACTTTCATGGTCTTTAGTACCAGATCAGCCGCATCCTTAGAATAGAGATCTATCTTTTCAAGAACTCTATCAATCAAATCTTTCAGTTGTTTCTCATTCATTTATTGTCTGATCTAAGACCGCGTACAAATTCAGAGATACCATTGGAGACAATATTGTCGACTGCATCCACTACCCAGGGTTCGATAGTCTTATTCCAGACACCCTTGGTTACTTTCCATTTGGCCAGTCCTAGCGTACATGCTACACCGGCACCGTACATCAATAGGCCGAATTTGGCCTTAATTTTATCATTAGGAATCCTTTTTAAGACCCAGGCTATGCCTACTGCGGCTACACCGCCAGCGGCGTACTGTGCTGCCTGGACACCTACTTGTGCTACTACCCATTCTAACATGTCTAACTCCTTGTAAATAAATATGCAAACAGGGAAGAAAACATTACCGAGATTATTGCACCTATTGCCTTGAATCCAGACATCTCTCCCTCCATTTTTCGTACTCTGCCGTTTCGTTCTTTTTCTATATTCTCTATTCTATCAATAGTTTCCATGATATGCTTTATATCTGAACCTTGGCTTGCAGAGATAACCGTCAGTTGCTTTATATCGGATCCCTGACTCGCAATTAAAATTGTCTGCTCTTCTGCTCGAGACTGAAGATTATACCTATAGCTGTCAACTTCTTTTTTGTTCATCTTTACCGTTTACAAGTCTCTTTTTAATGATTAATGCCTTTAACTGCGAATTTCTAATAATCATCTTGGCCCTGCCACCATTTAATAAATCGCCATGGAATATAGTTTTGAAGATAGTCATGCGTATTACGCGCCATCTGCGTTCATCCGGGCCAAGTAATAGGTTGTCATCGAGATTAACATCGTTTCCCTTTAGCATCATCAAGCCACTGAGGAATTCTTCGATAAATCCCCTGGCAAGCCATAATGCCGCTAATCCAATTAGGTACCATGTTGCTTCTCCGAGTATATCTTTAAAAAATTCTTCATTCACTGATGAACCTTTCTATTAAATCGTAATTCCTCACTGCTATAAATAACACCATTATAAATACTGCTGGAGCCAGTAACGGTGACTTTACCTGGCTTAGAATCAAAGAGTTGTCCCCAACTATTTTCAGAATCAACAATGACTCTATCACCCATAATATTATGCTTAATTGTCTCACTCATAACTCACACTTACATAAGCCATTGGTGTGGTTTTTTCCAAATATTCCCCAGGAAGGAAAGCAGTATTAATACCGGAATAATGTCCTAATATTTTCTTCCCACTTTCTATAAATATTTCTTTAGTTCCTGACCATGATACACTATCATCTGTTACAAGATAAGCGTGGAAGTAAGCATCGTATGCTCCTTCCTCTAAATGATACACGTAGTAGGTAAACTCTGGATACCAAGTATTCTCATAATCATAATTCGGCATCGCATCACAATAAAAATAAAGAGGAACTTTATTCTGTGCATCAATAATACGGTTTTCATAGGTAACATAGTCATCACCGCATGATGTTAATAAAAATGAAAAGTATAACAATAATTCCCAAGGAAAAGCCAATGCTAGTATTAATTTTTTCATTTCTCTATTGGTTTGTCTGTCATTTCTGGCATACCACAAGTATGTGATTCTTGTCCTTTACAGCATTGTGGTATATTATCCCCTGGTGTAGGCTGTACACCTACACAAGATGTAATCATAAATAATATTAGTATTAATTTTTTCATTTCTATTTACTAAACATCTTTTTTAGTAATAATGCTCCTTTAAATTTTAAAAACACGCAGAATGAAATAATGACAAGTATTGTTGCCACATCAAAAAGGTGATTACCAGAATCAGATTCAATAGTTCCGTAGGGAGTTTCTATTGATATTTTATCCTGGCGTTCCACTATCACCTTTTTCTGCATCTTTACTTAGGCATCTTTCATTACTTCATCATAAAACTTTAAAGCAATCATACTCTTCACACCATCCGACCAATGGTAAGTAAGGGGGTGGTTATCAAGTACATCATGGAATCTTTTTTTTAAGTCAACACCATCTTTTATGATGGTGGTGTTAGATACCAGCTCTCCTAATGCATATTTCATCAAACTTCAACTACTTCAGCTTCCTCTGGTTCTTTTAGAGCTTCCACTAATCTGCTTTTAAAAGTTGCTTTAGCGGCTAATAAGGTTTCGTGATTAAAAATAGAGTTTGCTATCTTTCTATTCTCATTCTCGATATGCTTGAAAGCAACGTATGCTTCTTGATTTTCTCTAAGATCCGCATCTGTGTACTCTTTACCATCATGGGTAAGTACAATGGGGTCTTTTTGTTTTTTTGCCATTGTGTTTCTCCTTTGGTTATGTGTTATGCTTTGTCGTAATCAGCCATCGCCGAAGCTAGACCGTCGCTCTGTGCTTTCGCACTTGCCGCTTGAGCATCGTAGCGTGCTTTTTCAGCTTCCAAGGC